TTTATTTAGATGAAACAGATTTGTTATATTTTACAGCATCAGCTGCAAATGACTTAACTTATTTTGTTTCTTACGAAGAATTAGATGACGCATAATAGATAGAATTATAGGAGGCAACATAATTCATGGCAAATGGCGGAATCATAGGACCAATTAATACAGTTAATCCTGCTCAAGCAGAAAAAATAACTGGATTTACAAACAACGGAACAATTACCACTCAACCACAAACTAAATTAGTTACAGCTGCTGTAATAGCAGGTGGCGGTGGTGGTGGAGCTGGACCTAATATTTCTTATGCTGCTGGTGGTGGTGCTGGTGGTTTAAGAACTGTTTCTTGTATTTCAGTTAGTGGGGCAGTAACCTATTGTGTTACTGTTGGTGGTGGAGGAAGTGCAGGTGCTAATGGAAATGATTCAGTTTTTTCAACTGTAACCTCTACTGGTGGTGGAGCTGGTGGTAATGGTGGAGGACCAGAAGGAGATGCAGGAAGTGCTGGCGGATCAGGCGGTGGTGGCGGAAGTTCTTGTCAAGCATGTGAAACTGGGCCAAGTGGTAGAAATTGTGGTGGAGCAGGTAATACACCTCCTGTAAGTCCATCTCAAGGAAATCCAGGAGGTTTTGGACAACATCAACCAGGAGTATCTGGTCAACAAGGTGGTGGTGGCGGTGCAGGATCTGCAGGAAAAAACGGAGTTATACCAGCACAACCATGCTCAGCAGATGGTGGTTGTGGAGCAAGTGTAGTTCCTTTATTTGCAGCAGCACCTCAACCTTATTACGGACCTACTAACGGAGTTTACGCTGGAGGTGGTGGAGGCCATGGAGATAACTCAGGTACAGGTGGACCAGGTGGTGGAGGTAATGGTGGACCAAGTAGTTCTAGTGGTGGAACAGTAGGAGCTGCTAATACTGGTGGTGGTGGAGGAAATGGAAAAACTGGTGGATCAGGTAGAGTTATTATAAAAGAACAAGCGGTTGAAAAAAATGCTCCAGGTAAATGGTCTTTAAATGAAGTTTATGATTTTGTAAAAAATAATGAGTGGATCACACGAGAATATAGTATAGATTATTTAGTAGTAGCAGGTGGAGCTGGAGGTGGAGCTGGAGAAGGTGGTGGCGGAAGAACAGGTGGAGGAGGTGGAGCTGGAGGTTACAGAGCTTCTGGATATGGTCCAAGTCCTTTACAAGGATCTGCTTTAACTTTAACTAATGGAAGTTATTCAATAACAATTGGTGGAGGTGGCACTGGAACAAATCCATCTGATGGACCAAATAATCCTGGAGGAAGTGGAAATAATTCAGTTTTTTCAACAATTACATCAGCAGGTGGTGGGGGTGGAGATGCTTCAGGGGGTTCACCTGGTGGTGGTACTCCTGGTGGTTCAGGTGGAGGTGCAACAAGATGTGCTCCAGTTGGATCAGGTAATACGCCTCCAACAGATCCTCCTCAAGGTAATAATGGTGGACCATCTAATGGATCAGTTCAAGGTGGTGGCGGTGGTGGAGCAACAGCAGTAGGTGCTAATGGTCCTAATGGAGCAGGAGGAGCAGGAGCCCCTAATACTATTTTAGGTCCAGCTACAACTTATTCTACAGGTGGATCTGGGGGTGGTGGAGCTACAGGAACTACAAACGAAGGAGACGGTGGTGGTGGAGCAAATACTTGCGGAACAGGTGGAAATGGTGGACCAGGTATTGTTGTAGTTAGAGCACCAAGTGGAGTTACTTTTACAGGAACTCCTTGTTGTGCATTTACAGCTTCGACTCATCCAGGTGGTGATAAAATTGGTAAATTTACCGCTAATGGTACATTGACAATAGTAGGAGCATAAAAACAAAATAACTTTTAAGGAGAAAATTAAGGAGAAAATAATATGGCACATTTTGCAGAATTAGAATCAAAAACAGACCCAACAGGTTTTACATCTGATACACATAAAGTTGTTGTAGCAGTTACAGTTGTAGCAAATGACTGTGTACCTTCAGACGAACATGTTGATGGTGAAACATGGTGTAAAAATTTTTTTAATAAACCAAATACAGAATTTAAACAAACATCATACAACAATAATTTTAGAAAACAATATGCAGGTATAGGTTATGTATATGATTCCTCTAAAAATAAATTTTTATGTCCACAACCATATAAATCATGGGCATTAGATGGTAGTGATGATTGGAAAGCACCAATAACATATCCATCAACTACATCTGGAAGTGGTTTTACATATTTAATTTCATGGAATGAAACAAAATATAACGCTGATAATGATACAGGTTGGCAAGCAATTAAATCAAATGATACAGCTGAAACCAAAACAGTCTATAATTGGAATGGCTCAGCTTGGATTTCCGAATAGGAGACTAAATGGCCAGAACTAATGGTGGATTAATTGGTAAAAGAAATATAACTTCTTTTGGGAAGTGTACTATTACAACCAAAACATCTAATGCTAACATAACCACTCAACCAGGAACAAGAGTAATTAAAAGTCTCATAGGTGCTGGTGGAGCTGGTGGTGGAAACAATATGGGTGGTGGCGGAGGTGCAGGCGGAATAAGAGTTTTAGATATAAATGTATGTGGTAATACTGCTTATCCTGCTGTAATAGGTGGCAGTGGTTCAGGAGGAAGTGGAGGTTGTTCTCCAAGTGCTACTGGTGGTGCAGGAACTGATTCAAGTTTAACTGTCTCATGTGTTACTTATACTTCTGAAGGTGGTGGAGGTGGTGGTTCAAGAACTGGACCAAATACTCCTGGTGTTAATGATGGTGCTGATGGTGGCTCTGGGGGTGGTGGTTCTGGATCAAATTCAGGTTCACCTTTTGCAGGAGGGTCAGGAAATACACCTCCTCAACCTTTTAATTTTGGAAACAATGGTGGTGTAGGATTAACCTCTCCCTCAACAGGAGTTGGTGGCGGAGGTGGTGGTGCTAACGCTGCTGGTGCTGATGCATGTGGCCCAAACAATGTAGCAGGAAATGGAGGAGCTGGAAAAGATTTTAGTTCTGATTTTCCTGGTGTACCAAATTGTGGAGTTTTTGCTGGTGGTGGAGGTGGTGGAGTTCATCCGCCTAATCCTGCAAGTAACAAAGGAGATGGGGGAACTGGTGGAGGAGGTGCTGGTGGTGGCCCTGGATCAACTGGTTCTAACGCAAGTGGAGTAAGTAGTGGTGGCGGTGGTGGTGGTAATAGCCAAGCTGGAGGAAATGGCTCTAGCGGAATAGTTATCGTAAAAGAATTAAGTAAAGCAAGTGGTATATGGAATTTAAAAAGTCAATTTAGTGCTATAAAAAATGGAATATGGCCTAGGTTTATAGCAAGTTATTCAATTAATTATTTAGTAGTCGCTGGAGGAGGTTCTGGTGGTGGATCTGGAAATAATTCAGGAGGTGGCGGAGCAGGAGGCTATAGAACTGCTGGTTTTGGACCCTCTCCATTACGAGGAAGTGCTTTAACATTAGAAGAAGGAGATTATTCAATTGTAGTTGGTGGAGGTGGAGCAGCAAATAATTCAGGAGGTGCAGGTAATAATGGAGTTAATTCAAGTTTTAGTACAATAACATCAGCTGGTGGTGGTTTTGGTGGTAGAGGAGATGGTCCTTCATCACAACAATCAGGAAATACTGGTGGATCTGGTGGTGGTAATGCATATAATAAACCAACAAGTTGTCGTGTATCAGGTAATACACCTCCTACAAGTCCTCCTCAAGGAAATCCTGGTGGAGCTGGAAATGGAGGACCTGGTGGAGGATCTCCCTTTGGATCAGGTGGAGGTGGTGGAGCAACGGCTGCTGGAGGAGATGGACGTTGTACTATGGCTGGTGGAGCTGGAGCTCCCAATACAATTTTAGGACCTGATACTTCTTATGCTGGTGGTGGAGGTGGAACTAATGAATCTTCAGGAGGTCCAGGTGGAGCTGGCGGTGGTGGAGCTGGTGCTGGAGGAAATAGTGGATCAAATGGTGTAGCAGGAACAGCTAATACTGGTGGTGGCGGTGGATCTGGAAATGATAGTCCAGATGGTGCTAATGGTGGTTCAGGAATAGTTGTAGTTAGAGGACCAAGTGCGGTTACTTTTGCAGGTACTCCTTGCTGTGCATTTACAGGATCAACACATCCTGGTGGAGATAAGATAGCTAAATTTACAGCTAATGGCACATTAACAATTTCATAAAATTAATACCCCTTGACAATTTTAAATAAGATTACATTGTACGTTATGGAAAATCATTACAAGATCAAATAGCAGTTACTGGCGGTTTTAGTAATAATAAAAAATTAAATGCAAAACAAACAAAAGATTTAAAAAAGAAAAGAAACTCAGATATTGTTTGGATGAATGATAGATGGATTTATAAAGAAATACAACCATACATTAATCAGGCAAATACAAACGCAGGTTGGAATTTTCAATGGGATTTTTCTGAATCTTGTCAGTTTACAAAATATACAAAAGGTCAATTTTATGATTGGCATTGTGATGGTTGGGATAAACCATATATTAGAGAATATGCAAATGATCCATCACATGGTAAAATTAGAAAGTTATCTGTAACAGTTACATTATCAGATCCAAAAGATTATAAAGGTGGAGAGTTAGAATTTGATTTTAGAAACATGGATCCTGATAAAAAACCTAATATAAGAAAATGTAAAGAAATATTACCCAAAGGATCTTTAGTTGTATTTCCTGGTTTTGTTTGGCATAGAGTATGCCCAGTTAAAAAAGGTTCAAGACATAGTTTAGTTATATGGAATCTTGGTTGGCCGTTTAGATAAGGAAAATATGAAAAAGAAAAAAAAAGAATTAGAATTTCCAAAACAATTACAAAGAGAAGATTTATTTCCTTGCCCTATATGGTATGCTGATGAACCTAAATTTGTTAATGAATTAAACAAAGCATCTGATCCTTATATTGAAGAAGCAAAAAAAAATTTAAAAGAAACAATAAACAAAAGAAATAAAAAATTTGGTAATAAAGGAGACATGGGTCATGTGTTTCATTCTACGTCATTGATAGGTGATCCTAAGTTTAAAAAGTTACAAGATTATATAGGTGGAACAGCACATAATTTGTTAATTGAAATGGGATTTGATTTAACAAATTATTCAGTATTTATTACAGAAATGTGGGTGCAAGAATTTCCTAAAAAAGGTGGCGGTAATCACACATTACATACACACTGGAA